GGTAGCTCTGACGCCTTCTCGTACAACACGATACGGCTAATGGGCTACTGCCATTCGTGTGGCAACGGGTACCCGAAAGCCGGAGTTAAGTACGATGAATACTGGTTAAGCGAGTACCCGTTAAGTTTTCACCCACATAAAGAAGTTGACAGTTGTCAAGAGATTGGAGATGATATGAACGAACAAGCTTCGCTTGCCGAAGCGAGACCGCGTGCGGGGGAGGTGTTGGTTCCTGTCTTCCGAGAAGACAGGGGGCTGACCAAATCAACAATGGAGTTCTACGGAGTTCGGACACTACTGGATTCTAACGGCAATCCGAAGCGACACGAGTATCCGTACCCAACGGGGAAGAAGTTTCGTAATCTTGACGAGAAGTCTTTTTTTGCGGAGAACTTGAAGTCGGATGAACTGTTCGGTATGGACAAGTTCAATCGGGGCGTAGCTCAAGCCATTACTATCACGGAAGGCGAGCTTGATGCTATGTCCGTCTTTCAAATGATGGGCTCAAAGTACCCCGCTGTGTCACTGCCATCTGCTACGCCGTCTAAGCGGATGTTCGAACGGGTACGTGATTATCTCGATTCGTTCGAGAAGATTTACGTATCGTTCGATAACGACGGTAAGTCGGATCACGTCGCGGCTAAGCTGGCTGATATGTTTCCGAATCGTGTGTACGTAGTGCCACACGACAAGTACAAAGATGCTAACGAGTTCTTGACAAGCGGTGCGGCTCAGGAATACAAGAACGCTTGGTGGAACGCTAAGAAGTTTGTTCCCGACAACATCTTCAACGGGTCTCAAGACTTTCTGAAGATTTACCGTGAGTCTCAGGACTCGGCTTACCTACCGACGGGAATACAGGCGTTCGACGATGTGGCTCTCGGTCTAATGCAGGGGCACTTGACTGTGTTTCAAGCTCCCGAAGGTATCGGTAAGACGGAGTTCATGCGTCTGCTTGAGTGGTCACTGTTGAAGAACCACCCCGAAGTACCGATTGCCATCTGTCATATGGAGGAGACTAAGAAGCGTTCGCTTCTCGGGCTTGTGTCGTACGCTCTCGGTGAGAACGTCACTCGACAAGAGCTAGTCGATGACAAAGCGGCGGGCGAACGTGTCGAGCAAGCGATCATCAAGCTGACAGAGAACGAGAATCTGTATCAGTTTACAATCGGAGTAGACGATGACCCTCTTGATATACTTGACAGGATTCGCTATCTTGCTGTCGCTTGCGGTTGCCGTTATATTTTCTTCGAACCCATACAAGATTTGGGATACTCAAGAATGGGAGACGAGACTCTGGAGTACTTTCTTAGTCAGCTTTCGACTAAGCTTGCTCGTCTTGCTACTGAGCTTAACGTTGGTATTGTCACAATCGCTCACGAGAATGACGATGGAGCTATTCGTGATTGTCGGATGATCGGCAAGCGGGCATCGGTCGTCGTCAAGCTAGAACGTGACAAGATGAACCCCGACGAAGAAGTTCGGAATCTTACAAGTCTTGTAGTTATCAAGAACCGTCCGTCTGGTACGACCGGGCCGGCGGGTGTCTTGCGTTTTAACACCGACACGTTTAATCTGGAGGAAGCTTATGTATAAGACCGTTCGTATCGCGTTGCTCGATTGGCAAGTCGGCTCCGACACTATCATCTATCATGATGTCTCGTGCTACGGGGAGGACGAAGCTACGTTCTTCTTCAACTATCTCGGTAGAACGGTTACGTTTAACAAGCACGCTGTTCTCGGTTGGAGTGTTGAGTGATGAGTAACGAAGCGGAAGAAGATGCCGCCGTATTCTGGCGAAGAAAGCATTCAGAGGCCGTTCGTTTGGCAGACGAGTACATTGTGTCTTTGGAGATGGAAATCGAAAGGCTTGTTCGCCTGAGAAAAGAAGACTCTTGGCTTGAGTCCGCTTTGTTGCAGCTTCTTCACGAGAATGGTATCGAACCGAGTTCGTATACTCTTATGAAAGCATTTGACAGGTCGAAGGGAATCATCTATGAGTGACAACGAAGAAGTTCCGCTCGGTCCTGAGTACACGTATTGCGACAAGCTCATTCTTTCTTTCGGGAACAAAGAAAGTGTGGTGTTTGATAAAGCGTACTGGCTGATGCACCAGAACGGTCTTGTAGAGGTCGGGGTACGTGAGACCCGACGGGAAGAGCGACGTACTATCAACCAACTCTGCCGGTACACGTACAAGCTCGGTGACATCTTCAGTATCAAGCAAGTGTTCATCGATAACATTACGGAAGTCGAGCCCGTCGACGGAGAGTCGAATGTGATTTCTCTGACTACAAAGTAGGGAAGCTTATGACTCACAAGAAGATACTAGCACTTGATATCGAAGGGGACTCACTGTGGCCCAGTCGTATCTGGTGTGTAGTTTGTAGAGACGTAGACACTAACGAAGAGTGGGAGTTCATTTACCCAGATGTAATCGGAGAAGAACGGAGCCGGCTGAATGATTTATGCAATTCTTATGATCTCGTTGCTATGCACAATGGGATTGAGTACGATTGGTTTCATATCAATCGGTTGTTGGCTGGAGTCAACCTCCCGTTCGAACGTGTTCTTGACACTCTTGTTGTGTCTCGTCTGGATCGTTTCGACCGTGATGGTGGTCATTCTTTGGATTCATGGGGCGAACGACTGGGTTATCCGAAGCTAAAGTTCTCGGAGTTCGGTAAGTTCACATCGGAAATGCTTACGTATTGCAAGCGTGACGTAGAGATACAAGCGGCTCTTGTCCGTCACTTCCGTAGGTTCATTGAGAACCCCGAGTACGCCCGAGCTATCGAGTGCGAACACAAGATCGCTCGTATCTGCCACCAGATGCACTTAGATGGCTTTGCGTTCAACAAAGAGAAAGCGTTAGAAGTTCGGGCTGAGATTGAGTCTCGACTAGCTGAGCTTGAAGAGACGTTTGTCGAAGCGTTTCCGCCCGAGTTGACAGTTGTCAACACGATCAGGTACCGTGTTAAGAAAGACGGTACGTTGATGAAGACTACCGCCGACGCTTTAGAGAAGTACCCGAAGACGGAGATAGCAGAAGATGGTAAGCTTCTTTGCTACGATTGGAAACATTTCAACCCGTCGTCGAGCCCGCAACGAGTCGAACGATTGTGGGCCGCCGGATGGCAACCGACAGAGAAAACAGACGGACACTACAAATGGCTCCGAGACCGTAACCGAGACGAGTCTAAGCGAGAACAGTTCGAGTTCTACGGATGGAAGTGCAACGAAGAAAACTTGTCTACTCTTCCAGCCGACGCCCCAGCCGGAGCCACAGCACTCGCCGAGTGGCTCACTCTCGATGGCAGAAGAGCAGACCTTTCCGAATGGCTGGACTGTCTATCGGTATCTGGTAGAATCCACGGGAGATTTCTACATATCGGCGCGTGGACCCAACGTCTCGCTCACTTTTCTCCCAACGAAGCAAACATACCAGCAGCTTTTCCCGCCGAGCCTACAAGTGCTGTGGAACGAGTTAAAAGCAGATACGATGGGCTTCTGCGCTCGCTATGGACTTGTGATGCGGGTGAGTGTCTGGTAGGCACCGATGCGGAAGGTATCCAACTCCGTATTTTGGCGCACATACTCGAATCACAGGAGTATGTGGCCGCTATCACAACGGGAGACAAAGCTAACGAGACGGATATTCACAACGTTAACAAAAGGGCTCTCGGTCTCAATCACATTACTCGTGATATGGCTAAGACTTTTATCTATGCGTTTCTTCTCGGGGCGGGTATCGGCAAAGTCTCGACTATTCTCTCTACTCCGTCGTTTCGGGTTTCGTCGCAAGTCGCGAAAGCAGCCATTGATCGGTTCACATCCAGCATTACGGGACTTAAGAAACTCAAAGAACACAAGATACCGATCATCGGCAATCGCGGGTGGTTCACCGGACTCGACGGTCGAAGGGTGTACGTTCCCAGCACCCATCACGTTCTTGCCGGAATGTTGCAAAGCGGAGAAGCCATCATCATGAAACGAGCTACTATCTTGTGGACCGAGCGGTTGCGGGACGAACGTATTCCGTTCCGTCTTTGCACTTGGCCACACGATGAGTGGCAAACAGCTACACCGACCGAACACGGAGAGTATGTTGGTGAAGTGCAACGGTGGGCTATCGAACAGACTGGTCGTGATCTCGGGTTGTTCTGTCCGTTGGCCGGTTCAACGAGTATCGGGAGAAATTGGAATGAGACACATTAGCAGTAGCC